TTGGGCCGAGGCTCGCCGCCAGTTCAGCCGCAACCTGGGAGCTGTGCGATGAGCGTCGACAACTACCTGGGGATGTACCTAGAGGAGGACGAGGCGCTCAAGAAGAAGCTCTCTGGCCTCACGGTCCCTACCCAGAGCAACCCCTCCTATCCGGTGGGCGTGTGGTTCCGCATGCCGCAGCAAGAGCTACGGCGCCGCTCGTTCCCACACATCATGATCACGCCCATGGGCGAGCAGGTCGCCCCCGAGCGCCAGCACCGTGGCCCAATCATGCTCGGGTACGTGCCCTACACCGACGAGTTCTATCAGTACCCTGCCGGCGCCCCTGGCGCCACGCCTCAGGCCACCCCTCCCAACACCGACGCCGAGTTTGTTCTCCCCTGGATCAACACTCCGCCGACGGTCGAGTTTCCGATCCCGATCGATCTTGACTACCAGGTCGATGTCTTCACTAGATACGGGCCTCAGCTGCGCCAGCTCACGGGGACGCTCAACAGCATGAGCCTGTTGCATCCCCGATTCGCACAACTCAACTGTGCCGGCGGTACTGCTCGCCGGATCACCGTGCTCTCGAAGCAGACGGATTCTTACTTCGACGAGGAGTCGAAGGAGAAGCGGATGTTCCGCCTCACCTATCAGCTCCGCATCAACTCGGAGATCATGCCAGAAGCTGTTCCGGGGACACGCATACAAACCATCGATCTCACTCTCACCCCCTACTAATCGGGCTCCGCATCGGGCTGTAAAAACGGAATCCTCCAAGGAGCCTTCATGCCCACCCTTCTTCGCCCAGACGTATACGCCCAGGAGCAGCTGTTCCCGTCCTTCGTGCCGGGTGCGCCTCCGGGCACCATCGCCACGTTCATTGGCCCGCACCCCAAGGGACCGACCACGCCCACTGTCATTCAGAGCTGGCAGAACTTCGTCAGCTTGTTCGGCGGGTTCAACATCATCGGGACCAACGGTCAGCCCGTGGTGCCGAGCTACCTCGCCCTGTCGGTGTACAACTTCTTCCAGTCCGGTGGACGTCTGGCACAGATCGTGCGAGTCGTTGCCTCGGGCTCAGGACAAGCGACGCCACAACCGGGTGTGCCAGCCATGGCCTCCTTGACCGACCAGGCGGCCACTCCTCAGTCGACGCTGCGGGTATCGGCGGCCAACCCCGGTGCTTGGGGCAACAGCATCTACGTCGACACCGTCTACCACGCACCCTCAGCGGGCTCCTCGGGAACGTTCGATCTCATCGTTCACGTTGGAGGTGCCGGCTCGGCCTTCGTCGCCGAGAAGTGGTACGGGGTGTCGATGGACCCGACCAATCCGATGTACGCCCCTAACGTCATCAACAACAGCTTCACGGGCTCGAACATCATTGCGGTCACTGACCTGGCCTCGACGACCAACCCTCCACTGAACGAGCCGAGGACCGTCACTGGCGTGCAGCTGACGGGAGGTGTGGACGGGTCCGTTCCTACCTCACAGGACATCCAGAACGCCACCAGTCAGCTTGACGCCTATCCGGGCCCGATGATGCTGAATCTGCCCGGTGACTCGAACTCGGGCGACGTTGGGAACCTGATCAGCTACGCCATCAACCGAGCGAATCAGGACAGCTTCGTTGTCGTCGATCCGCCTCAGGGCGACCCCGTTGCTGGTGCCGTGTCTTTCGCTGGGGCCTTGGTGGCGTCCGATTACGCCGCCGTGTACTACCCCTGGCAAAACATCGCCGACCCTGTCAGCTCGATCAGTGGAGCGGTGCGAGTCTGCCCTCCAGGTGGCTTTGCCCTTGGCCTCATCGCCAAGACGGACGCCACCAGAGGTACCTGGAAGGCGCCTGCCGGTTATCAGGCGCAGCTGCCGACAGTGTTGAGCACTGAGAGGAACTTCACTTCAGCTGACCGTGACGCTCTAGCCACCGCTCGGATAAACCCGATCATGCAGGTGCCGGGTTCGGGCGTGGTTGTGCTGGATGCTCTCACGCTGTCGAACGTGCAGCAGACCCAGTTCATCAATGTCCGCCGCTCGCTCATAGAGATCCGGCTGAACCTGATCACCAAGGCTCGGTTCGCTCTATTCGAGCCCAACGACTACGTGACGTGGAATGCGATCACCACCCAGCTGTCGCAGTACTTGCTGAGCTACTGGCAGAGCGGCGGTCTGAATGGAAAGACCGCCAGTGATGCCTTCTACGTCCTCTGTGACGCATCGAACAACACACCGGCTGACATCCAGCAGGGCAAGGTCAACGTCGAAGTCGGCGTCGCTCCGCAGTATCCGGCTCGGTACATCGTCATCAACATCGGTCTCTGGCAAGGCTCGCAAAACGTCCAGTCTTCCGTGGCTGGCTGAGGAAGGTGACGACATGACTCGACCTCTCGCAAGCGATCCGCTGCGCAACTTCCGGTTCCAGGTTGCGGTGAACCACCCGACCATCCAGTCGTTCCCACGCATGGGCTTCATGGGAGTGACGGGCCTGGCCGTGGCCACCGAGGCCATCCCGTACCGTGAAGGCGGCAACAACACCACGACGAGGAAAATGCCTGGACAGACGGACTTTGGTCCGGTCGGCTTGACTCGTGGTTGTATGGCTGCGCCGACCGGTGCGGGGCGTGCCGGTACGTCCGAGGCGTGGCAGTGGTTCCAGCAGATCTTCGCCGTGATGGACGGCAATGGGACGGGCACGCTCGGTGCCGACTTCCGCTGCCCCATCACCATCGATGTGCTGGAGCACCCGATCACATCCGGGCCCGGTTCGTCCGCACCCACATCCCAGCCCGCCATCAAGGTGCGGTACCAGCTCTACAACGCATGGCCCATGGGCATCAGCTGGAGCGACCTCGACGCTGGCGGTAACGCCATCGTGATCGAGTCCTTGCAGCTGGCGCACGAGGGCTTCGACACCTTCTACGCAGACAACAACCCCACCTCGGTGCTCGGCACCGGGACAGGACTGGCCAACAATCCCGTCAACGCATAACAGCCACTCATAGGAGCACTTAATGTCCACGATGCGACACATGGATCCCACGGCGGATCCAGAGGCAGCGAACAGACTCACTGAGGAAGCGGTAGGCCCGCCCAAGGAAGTTGCGCCGCCTGAAATTCCAGAGACCACAGTGACCTTGCCCGGCGGGTTGCTTCTCCCCACTGGAGAAGTGCTCGACCGGGCCGAGGTCCGAGAGATGAATGGGGAGGACGAGGAAGCTCTCGCACGACTCCCCCGAGACACACCGATCCCGCAGCGCATCACCGAAATGGTCAAGCGCTGCTTGGTGTCGCTCAGCGGCAGAACGCTACAGCCGGGCGAGATCGACTCGCTACTCATCGGTGATCGTGACCTGATCATGGTCGCCCTGCGACGTGCCACGTACGGGGACGACATGGAGGTCACAGTCACCTGCCCCTTCTGCACAACCGATTGGAACAAGCCGAAGACCTTCGACGTGGCCATCGAGCTGGACAAGGACATCTCCACCAAGGAGATGGACGACAAGAAGCAGCGGATCTTCCCGGTGAAGTTGCGCAGGGGTGAGGCCGAGGTCCGGCTCGTCACTGGTGGTGATCAGATCTATGCCGTCGGTGACGGAACCCGCAGCGCTCCACAAGTCAACACAGGGATTCTGGAGCGCTGTGTGAGATCGCTTAACGGTAACCAAATCATTGGCCGGGAGGCCGTGGCCAAGATGGGCTCTGCCGATCGGCTCAAGCTGTTGGAGGTGATCGTCGACAAGCAACCAGGACCCCAACTCGGCGACATCACCACTCCATGTTCCATGTGCGGGGAGACGGTCCCGCTGCCTATCGCCGTCGGAGATCTTTTTCGTTTGTAAGACCGAGTACAAGGAGCTGCTACTCCAATACGAATTGATAGCACGGGGTTTCCCATGGAGCCTCTCGGAGATCGGGAAACTGCCAGTGCGTGTGCGTCGCTACTGGTGTCAGGTGATCTTGAATAGAGGCCCGAGAGGTGTCTGATCAGTTCTTCCAACCGAGCATGCCGGGCATGGGATCCGGGCGAGAGGAGCCACTCGCTGGTGGCTCTGGCAGTCTTGGCTCGTCCATGGGGCTGTTCGACAACAAGGGAATCAGTCAGACCTCGACCGAGATCGTCAAGGTCACGCAGTCGGTGGCCAAGCTGCAGAAGGCTATCGAGGATCTCGGTACCAAGGGCGCTTCGGCGATCGCCAAACTCAACGACTCGTTCGACAACCTCAGCGCACGCATGGATAATGCCTCCGGGGCCGGCGGGGGCGGAGGTAGAGGCGGGCTCCTAAGCCGTCTCGGGTCGGCAGTCAGTGGTGGGAGGTGGGGTACGGGCACGCCCACCATGGGCAGCTCAATGCCCAATGGCGGCCAATCCACCAAGCCGGCGATGCCTGGCCAGCAAGGCGCCCCAGCTGCTGGAGGCGGAGCTGCCGGTGATCAGCAGACTACGCAGACCTCGGATAAGCCGAACGGTGGCAACGCCACCTTCAACGGACGTGCACTCGGGATCGGCATGGCCGCCTTTGGTGTCGGCGCTGCCGGTCGAGCTGCAGGTGGTGTGCTTGGTGATGCAGGCGCAGCTCAGCAGACGGGCTTGTACGTGGGCGCAACGGCAGGGATGGGTTCCCTCCAGGCCATGGGTCGTATGAACTTCTCGGGGCTCACTGGTTACACGAGTCCCGGCGATCTCATGCAGGGCTATCAAGGCGCCATGCAGTCAGGCCAGCCGTTCGGTTCTCCCGCTTTCAACTCCAGAATGGGTGCAGCCTCCGGGCTCGCTCAGCTCATACCTGGGCTCGGCATGGGTCAACCTCTGCAGTCTGGCTTGCTGTCTGGTCAGCCGGGAGGGCTCTATA